GGAGCCATCATCGTACTAATAGCCCAAGCGCGACGAATGTTCTTAACGAGTAAGTAGAATGCACAAATGGCGGCAGAAGAGGCCAAAAAAGTTTGCAACTTCTTGTTTTTTGTAACAGAGGCAAGGTCGATAAAAATCTTTCCCTTACGTTGGTTTTCTACATACTTGTGATGCAAATCGATCTTCTCATAGCACTGAAACGCATATGCAGCGCACAATGTAGTAACAATAATCAGTACATAATCCAATGTAGTAAATGCAATGAGTACCATCACTATAAGGATGTGTGCCATTAGTTTCCATTTGACTAACGAACATTCGAGCTGATATTTCTCGCAAAGTAAAAACTCATATTCAATAGGAGAACACCAGTGTACGAACCTAAAAGGCAAGTCTCTTGCATATAGCATCATGCCCTGTGTTTTAGTTTTGAGCCAAAATTTGGCTAAGTGTTTAAAAACAGGAGCCATGTGAGAGCTACCACTAGATTCTGCAACGTAGTCTTTATTTCCTAATGCACTAATGTTCTGCAAATGATCAATGACAATATCCGGCTTAGAACATTGACAAATACTCTTAATATAATTGCATGATTCACACAAGCGAACAGCACTATGATATTTACCATTATCTTCAACCAACTTCTTTTGTTGATTGTAGTTGCGCCTAGCCATGTCAATAGCGAATTTTACCATACGAGCGTATCCGACCCCTTGAAGAGGGCCATCTTCGTCTAAAAGATACTTCTTAACGGGAGTATCAGGCCTACCTTTGACATTGTTGGGTGTGCCTACATATTCATAGGCATCACAAAGCCAGACGTCCTGCACTTCCCAGACTTCTTTATCGCCATAGGCTGCATAAACTTTGTCTGGATCGATCATCCTCGAGCCGTCCTTTCTAAATTCGTCACGAACCCTAAAATCCAAATATATGTGGACTCTGCGTAAAACCGAAACTGGATTTTTAGAACAGTCGTACGCACCAATGGTGGGATCGTTAGTAGTGAGTAACACGACCTCAGGTTCAATAGTAATTTTATTCTTAAGCTCCAAATCTGCCATAACAGCTGTAGCCTTAGCATTATTATTTACTCGCATGAGAAACTCATATGGAACTTTGGTTTGAAATTCAGCTTTCGTATTGCCGACTTCATCCATAAATATACCAATAGTGTTGCCACGCAGTGAACTGTCATACTCATCATAAGGATTGTAGTACGCCACATTTTTAGGATTAGGATCAAATCCAAGTGATACCAATAGATCTACCATAAGGCGTTCTGTAATAACACTTTTTCCCTGACCAGATTCTCCATGTATACATAGTACAAATGGAGCT